GCGGCGGTCACTTCGAGCTCCGAGCGAACTCGTCGAGCGCGCTCACCGGGATACGCCACAGCTTTCCGACCTTCGCCGCCTGAAGCCGTCCTTGCTCACACGCTTTACGCACGCTTCGTTGCTCTTTTCCCAGCCGCTTCGCTGCGAGTCGCGTACCTACCGACTCACCAACGATGCGCTGCGAGGCCGTTTCCGGAACCAGTTTGGTACCGGAACGGTTCCGGTTGAGCGTGCCAGCGGTTCCGGTACCGCGGACCTCAACAGCAACCGACTGGAACTCATCGACGAGCGGGCGTAACCACGCGGGTAAGCCTCCGACCGTCGACTCGTGCTGACGGAAGATCGCCGCGATCGCCGGCACGCAATGATCCGGCACCAGAATCCCGCTGGGGATCACCGTCATGAGCACCTGCCGAACACACACCTAGCCGCGTAGACCCCGGGCGGCGAGCCCCCTGGGGGCGTACACACCAAGACCGGAACGTGCTGCGGCTCGGGCTGGCTACGGGTCTGGGACATCGGAAGTGAAGCCCGTCATGGGCGCGAAAGGGGCCGTCATGGCTGCGCGTTTGCAGGTTCTTCCTCTACCAACCACGGATGGCGTGACCGACGTGCCGTTTGTGCTTGTGGTGGATCAAGCGGTCGATCTTGAGATGAAGGACTTCCGTGCTGACGTCGAATGTCTTCGTGCGTCGACTGGCGCGCGCGGTGTGTTGGTCTTCGACAAGCGGGTTGATGTCTGATGGCTGGTCATGGTCCTGCGCCGAAGGCTGCGGCGCGCCGAGCTCGGTCGAATGCCGACCCGGTGCCGTTGCGCTCCCTTCAACTCATTCGGTCGCCGGCACCTGAACTGCCTGAGGGTCATCCGTGGCACGCGCAGACGGCCGAGTGGTGGGCAATGTGGTCAGGGTCGGAACTGGCGAAGGACTTCACTGCTTCGGACTGGTCGTTCTTGCTTGATACGGCGGTCTTGCATTCGCTGTTCTGGTTTGGAAAGTCTGAGCTTGCCGGTGAGCTTCGGCTGCGGGTGGCGAAGTTCGGTGCGACTCCTGAAGACCGTGCTCGGTTGCGGATTACGTTCGCCGACGCGGATGAGCGGGATGAGAAGCGGGCTGCGCGTCAAGGTTCGGTGGCGCGGGAGCGCCGCGGGCCGCTGAAGTCCGCGTGACCGGTGCCGTGGAAGCCGTCGGTCCGTGGCGAGGTTCCGACCCTCGGATGGTTGGCGATCGACTGGATCACGGAGTTCCTCGCCGCGCCAGACCGTCCCGAGTATGAGCCGCTGGTCCCGTATCGGGAGCAGGAAGACTTCATCCTCCGGTACTACGAGCTGGACCCTCGCACCGGAAGGCGTCGCCGTCGTCGGGGTGTCATTTCCCGACCGCGTGGCTGGGGTAAGTCGCCGATTCTGGGCGCGCTGGCGTGTTTTGAGGCGCTTGGACCGGCCGTGCCGGACGGCTGGGATGCGGACGGGCAGCCTGTCGGGAAGCCCTGGGCGCTTGTCCGGACTCCGCTGGTGCAGGTCGCGGCTGTCTCTGAGGAGCAGACGAAGAACACGTGGACGCCGTTGCTTGAGATGCTGGAAGGCCCGGTCGCTGATGAGTATCCGGGGCTCGAGCCGCTAGGGACGTTCGTGAACCTGCCACGTGGCCGAATCGAGCCGATCACGAGCTCAGCGCGGACGGTAAAGGGCAACAAGCCGGTGTTTGCGGTGTTGGATCAGACCGAGGAGTGGGTCCGGTCGAATGGCGGTCTTCGGCTCGCTGAGGTCATGCGGATCAACGCCGCGAAGATCGGCGGTTCGACGGTTGAGTCGCCAAACGCCTTCACGCCAGGTGAGGGTTCGGTCGCTGAGGAGTCGGCGGCATTCTGGGCTGCGATCCAAGAGGGCCGAGCACGGGATGACGGCCTGTACTACGACCACCGCGAGGCGCCCGCCGACACCGACATGGAGGACCGCGACTCCCTGTTGAGTGGCTTGCGGGTCGCTTATGGGGACTCGTCGGCGCACAAGGACGGGTGTGTTATTCACGACCCGCCGTGCGCGCCGGGGCACGTCGACTTGGACGTGATCGTCGCGACCATCTGGGATCCGGCGACCGAGCCGCAGACGTCACGATCAGACTTCCTCAACCAAGTCACGCACGCGTCTGACTCTTGGATCGACCGACCGACATGGCAGGCGCGCTTTGCGTTCGGCGAAGGTTCGGCGGTCGCGCCGCTGGCTGACCGGGATGTTGTGACGCTCGGGTTCGACGGGTCACGCGGTCGGGCGAAAGGCAAACCGGACGCGACCGCGCTGATCGGGTGCCGCGTGGCCGACGGGCACCTGTTTGAGGTCGAAGTCTGGGAAGCACCCGACAGCGACCAAGCGAAAGACTGGACGCCCCCGATCCCGTTGGTCGAGGCAGCCATCGCTCGGTGTTTCGACCGCTATTCGATCGCGGCGTTTTACGCTGATCCGGCGAAGGATTGGCGGTCCTACGTCAACGCGTGGGAAGCGAAACACGCCGGGCAGTTACTGAAAGCTCCCGATGGCAAGCAGATAACAGCGTCTCGCGACCACCCGTTCGAGTGGTGGATGACGGGCGGTCGTTCAGGTCTGATTCAGCGGGCGATCGAGCAGTTAGAGGGCGCGATCCGCAACGGTGACATGACTCACGACGGGTCATATGCGCTGACACGGCATGTGTTGAACGCTCGACGACGGGTCCGGAACAAGAAACTCACGCTCGCTAAGGAACACGACTACTCGCCAAACAAGATCGACGCTTCGGTGGCCGCCGTACTGGCGTGGCAGGCCCGTCTCGATGCCGTCGCCGCTGGTGTCGGCCAACAGCGCCGAAAGTTCGTGGCTCCATCTCGTATCCGATGAACTGAGGGGAGATCGACGTGGCTCTTGCTGACGTCGATGTCCCGAACTCCCCCGCATGGTGGATGAAGTTGCTCGCGATACGGATGCTGAACCGTGACCGGCTGATGCGGCTCGCGGTGCTGGACGCCTACCGCCGTGGTCGGCCGCCGATGCCGAAGTCCACTGGTGCCGAACGCGAGGCTTTCTACGCTTTCCAGCGGATCGCGCGCACGAATGTGCCGCGAGTGATCGTCCGGGCGCCAACCGAGAGAATGGCGATCCGCTCGATCCGCACTGCCGCGGTGAACGACGCCAACGGTGACGATGTCGCGTGGCGGTACTTCACTGGAGCTGGGCTCGCGGCGGCTCAGGCTGACCTGTTCTCTGACGTGTTCACGTTCAGCGAGAGCTACATCAGGGTTGCTGTCGACGGTGACTATCCGGTCGCGTTGCGACGTGATCCGCGGTACTGCATCACGGCTCAAGATCCAGGTAATCCGCTTCGGACTCTTGCGGCGTTTGAGCTTTGCTACGACGACATCGCGCAGAAGGTCTACGCCTACCTGTGGTTGCCGGGTCAGCAGTGGGTCGCCGAGTCGGAACGTGGGACACGCCCGGTCCCGTTCGTGGTGCCCGGCACCGATTCGGTCGGTGTACGCGGCTGGCGGGCGCTGGGTTACTTCCCTCGGCTGTCGTTCACGCCTGAGGCGTTCACGATGCGCCCGAACGCCGATGATATGGCTGAGTCTGACCGTGATGGCGGTCCTTACTGCGAGACGTTCGACTCTCAGCGGGTGCCAGTGTTCCGCTTTGACAACCGTGATGGTGTCGGGGAGTTCGAGGAGCATCTCGACGCTATCGACCGGTTCAACTACACGACGCTTAACCGGATCGTGACCGCCGCGCTGCAGGCGTACAAGCAGCGGGCGTTGGAACAATCCGCTGAGGGTGCGAACGGCGCGGAACTGCCCGACCGGCTGCCGGATAAAGACCCAAAGACCGGCGAGAAGATCAACTGGGATGAGGTTTTCGCTCCCGGACCGGACGCGCTATGGAAACTGCCACCCGGGGTAAAGATCTGGGAGTCGGTCGCGGTCGACCTGACTCCGATCATCACTGCCGGCAAGGAAGACCTGAAGGTCATCTCAGCGGTCACGTCGACACCGTTCAACCTGTTCACCCCGGAAGGCGCGAACCAGACCGCCGAGGGCGCGCAGCAGAACCGCGAAGCGCTCGTGTTCAAGGTCGAGGACCGCCAACGGATCACCGAGCTCAAATGGGCTGAAGTGGTCGCGTGCATGTTCGAGTTTGCTCCGGACGCCGACCGCTATGCGGAGCAGGACGGCCAGAAACTTGACCGGGCGGACGCCTCGAAGATCATCCTTGACTGGCACCCCGCAGAGAGGTTCAGCCTCGCAGAACGGGCCAGTGCGGACTCGCAGAACAAGTCGCTGTCGAAGGACATGGCCGCTGCGAAGATCTGGGGTTTGACCCCGGACGAGATCGAACTGAACAGCGCGCAGCGTGCCCGTGACGCGCTGTTGGTCGCAGCGAATGCCCAGCCCGCAGTCTGACGCGCAGCGGTACATCGCGTCCGCACTGTCCTACCAGCGTCAGACCGTCGCACTGCGGACCGCTACCGCTACGGCGGTTGAGCGCGCATGGCGAAGCCTCGGATCGTGGCGCGAGCAGGACATGCCACCGTTTCTCGCCGCAGTGGTCCCGCTGGTGAACGGCGCGCAACGCGCCATGCTGTCGCTGACAACGGCCTACCTGGCGCAACAGAAACAGAACGCGCTCGGCGGCAAGTTCACGCCCGTCGTTGTGGACCCGGCCCTGGTTGTTGGTGCAGCAGCCCGCGGCGGCGTTACCCCACGGCAGGTGTATGAGCGGCCGTTTCATCTCACCTGGCGGCAGATCGCGGACCTCCCCCGTGAGCCTGGCGCGGTCGATCAGGCGATCAACGCAGGTCGCGACCGTGCCACGTCGCTAGCGCTCGATGACCTGCAACTCACTAAAGTCCAGGCGTCGCAGCGGGTGCTGTCGCTCGACGGGCATGTGGTCGGGTATCGGCGGACGCTCGAAGGCGAACACTCCTGTGGGCTGTGCATCGTCGCGTCGACCCAGCGTTACCACCACAAAGACCTGATGCCGATCCACGGCGGATGTGACTGCGACGTGGCCCCGATCTACGGCGACCTCGACCCCGGCCATGTCATCGACCCGCTCACCCTCGATGGAGTACACGACCGGATCGCAGAACGGTTCGGTGTGAGTGCTCGCGACGCGCGTGCGGTTCCCGACCAGGGACTGCCCGACTACAAGGACATCCTCGTCGTACATGAGCACGGCGAGCTCGGTCCCGTACTAGGTGTTCGCGGTCAGCCGTTCCTCGGCCCCGACGACATCGCTGCCTGACCCCAACAAAAAACCGACCCGACAAGGGAGACGCCGCCATGGCGAAGATTCACCTGCCGATCCATCCCCACTCAGGGCTTACCGCGATCGGGTTCACCTCCCGCGGTCCCGTCTGGCCCGTCAAGGGCGCCGGACCCGAGGAAGACGCAGCAGCAGAGGCGGCCGCCAAGGCCGCAGCCGACGCGAAAGCTGCCGCCGACGCGGCAGCAGCAGCGACGCAGAACGACAAGGGCTATCCAGACAACACCCCCGTTGAGCAGATGACGCCAGCTCAGCAGGCGAACTACTGGAAGCACCAGTCGCGCAAGCACGAGGACCGCGTCAAGTCCTACGAAGGGTTCACACCCGAGCAGGTCAAAGAGTTCAAAGACAAGGCCGAGAAGCACGACAAGGCCGAGAAGGACAAAGCGTCCGACACCGAAAAGGCTGTCAATGCCGCCAAGGAGGCAGCCGAGAAAGAAGCCGCGGACAAGTACAAGCCGCAGCTGGTCACCGCGAAGCTCGAAGCAGCCGCGGCCGCCAAAGGCGTCGAGTCCGAGCAACTATCGAAAGCGCTCGAGTTCGTCGACGCATCAAAGTTCCTCAACGCCGCCGGCGACGTCGACACCGACAAGGTGAAGGCGTTCGTCGACGGGATCGCGCCCGCCACGGGCAGCAGCACCACGCGCAGAGGCCCAACCGCCACGGGACACGGGTCTACCACCAGCAGCGGGCGCCCCGGCAGCAGCGGAAGCGTCGCTCAGGTGATGGAAGAGCGCAGAGCAGCGCGCGAAGCCAAGAAGTAACCCCATCCGACGTCCCGAAAGGACACCGCCATGCCTGGTCTTAAGACCACGACTTACGGCACCGGTGACTACTCCTGGATGCTGAACACTGATGGCCTCGACGAGGCCGTCACCGGTGTCCTGGACGTAAGCACCTTCACCGCCAACACCCACTACCCGAACGGGTACTTCCCGTGCGGACTGCCCATCCGCATCGACGACCGCGACGTCATCCGGCCTTGGGCTGATGTCTCCGGCGCCCGCCTCGGGTTCCTCAAGGGCGACTGGAAGACAGACGGCGTCGAGGACGTCAACTGCGCGGTCATCGTCCGCGGCAATGTCAAGACCGCGAAGGTCCCGCTCGCCGGGTTCGCGGTGCCAACCACCGCGGCCCAGCCGCAGTTCGCCTTCTGGAGCTGATGAGCCATGGCACTGTGGACTGACATCATTGATCCCGTCGAAGCTACGGGTATCGCACGCGACGAGCAGTACGTCATCGAGCAGCAGCGGGGCGGCACGCTCGCCCGGTTCCTGCCGAATGTGTTGGTCGACTCCGATCACGTCAAGTTCTTCCCCGGCGTAACCGGACTGGTCGACGCGGCCCGCTACCGGGCGTTCAACGCGCCGCCCGAGGTCGGCAAAGGTCAGGGCGTCACGTCGAAGACGATTGATCTTCCCGCGATCTCTCGCGAGGAGCCGCTCGACGAGATGACTCAGAAGGAGCTGGCACGGCTGTCCGACGACCGGATCCGGAAGAGCCTGGAGTCGACGATCCGTCGGACTGTCCAGGCGATCTCGATGCGGCAGGAAGCCACCCGCGGTATCGCGATCGATCAGGGCGCTGTCGTCGTGGATACGGACAACTTTCTGATCAACGACGCGTTCGGTCGGGACGGGTCGCTGACCGTTTCGGCAGGTACGGGCAACTGGTGGGCCGACACGACCGTTGACCGGCTTACTGCGCTTGGTGCGTGGCAGGACATTTACGCCGGACTAAACAACGACGCCAACCCTGGCCGGCTCGTGTTCGGTAGCCGCGCGGCTTACAACGCGTTCGCTGCCGGCGACCAGTTCAAGACGCTGGTGGGGACCGCCTCACGTCCCCCGATGTCCGCTGAGGTCAACGCCTATGTCGCTTCGGCAGGTCTGCCGCCGTTCGAGATTTACGAGCGGCGCGTCATGATCGAAGGCACGTTGACGCCGGTTCTCAACGCGAAGAAGGTCTACTACCTCTGCGAGCCTGTAGCGGTCGATGAGGAAGACGGGTCTCTTCTGGGTGCGACCTACTGGGGTAAGACCGTGTCGGCTGGTTTCGAGTCGTGGGGCATCGAGCCTGACGAGCAGCCCGGCATCGTCTGCGGCGTGTTCAAGGACGAGAAGGTCGGCGCCTCAGTCGAGGTGCAGGGTGACTCGATCGGTGAGCCGATCCTGGCGAACCCGAACGCGTCGATGGCGATCCAGGTGCTCCAGTGAGCGCCCGTGTCCTGAAGTACACCGTCGTCGTAAGACGCCCGGAGGACCTCACCGCTGTCGCGCTCGTGGGTGGGCAGCCGGTGCCGGATTGGGCGACCGATCTGGTTCACCCGGACGATCTCGTCGACGCAGATGTCGCGGCAGACTGTCCACCGCCGCAGTCCGGTAAGGGATCCGGTGTCGACGCGTGGCGCGACTACGCGTCAGGCAAGGTCGATGTCGCCGACGGTGCCTCCCGCGAGGAGATCATCGAGGCATTGACCGCCGCTGGAGTCCCGGTCGAGTAGATGGTCACGGCCAGCGACCTCGCCGCCAGCACCGCGCCCGAGGGTGTGCACGCCCACATCCCTCAACGGCCGTTGTTCACCGCATCGTCCCGCCCGTCGCTTGACGAGGTTGGGGTGTTGACGGTGAGCACGGCCAGGGCGATCGTCGGTGCTGTCGGCGGGGCGCTGCCCGATGATCTTCTTGACTATGCGGTGACCGTGTGCGAGGTCGGCACGGCCGCGAAAGTCGAACAGTCGTACTTCCCCGAGCAGCAAGGCGGCGGTAGCGCCGCCGCTGAGCTGCTGTGGTCGGAGTACAACGACGGGCTCACACGGCTAGTAGCACAGACGCTCGCTGGGCGTGACCGCACGCAGTTCAGCGCCGGTACGGTGCGGCTCGCCTCACCGACTTTCGGCTTGCCGCGGAGCCGATGGTGCCGACTGTGAAGGTCGAGGCGTCGGTTGATGGGGTCGACGCGGTGTTGCGGTCGTTGGATGCGCTCGGTGAGCGGCTGACCGATCTGCGGCCGGTGTTCACGGACGTCGCGGATGACTTCCATCGGATGGAGTCGCGCCTGTTCGCGTCTCACGGTGGCAGCGCTGGTGAGCCGTGGGCGTCGTCGGCCTCTGGTAGTCCAGTCACACTGGAAGGGCGCCGGGCGAAGATGCGTCGGTCGCTGACCACGCCAAGGGTGAACGGTGCGGTGCAGCGGATCACCCGCAACAGCGTCACGTTGGGATCCACGCATCCGCTCGCTCACGTCCATCAGGGCGGCACGGGCGCTCGGTACGTGAAGACGTACAAAGGGAAACCGCTCGCGAAACCCCGCTACGCCGGGTCGTTGCCGCGCCGCGCCGTGTTCAACGTCGGCGAGACCGACATCGCACGGTGGCACACCATGATCTCCGACTATGTGACATCCGAGACGACGCGACTCGGCCTGTGATCACCACTGCCGGGCCTGTCGTCACCGCTGACGAGGTTTGTCAGGCGGTCGCAACGATCCTTGAGACCTTCCTGCCGGACGTGCTCGCGTCGATCCCTGACGACCGCACGATCGACCCGCCGTCGAGCTACAGCCAAGTCCCGACCCGCGAGGCGGTGCTTCAAGCCGAGGCAGAGCTGCCCGCCGTAGGAATCTTCTCCGCTGGGCTATCAGGGCCACCGGTCCGCGACGAGGACGGGAACTGGTCGAAGACGTGGCGGGTCACCGTCGTCGGCTATGTCCGGGCCGGGTCGTACACGGACACGCAGTGGATGTGTCGGACGTTAGCGCCGCTGATCCTCGCGGTCCTCGCGCAGAACCAGACGTTGGGCGGTATCGCGGCGAGTGTCACCCCGATCGATGAGACCTATGACGTTGTCGACTCCGACGCTTCACGCACCCTCGCCGGCTGCGCCGTCGATATCGACGTCGAGGTTCAGGACTCGTTCAACGACCTGGTGATCCCGCCGTATGACCCGGACGGCCCGCTTGTCATCACTACCAGCACGGACGCCGAAGTTCTCCATCCCGCACTCGCGTAGGAGCGACAGATGCCGCAGGCATACAACACGACTGACAGCCCGATCGTTATTGACGATCAGGGGCGGACTCTCGCCGGTCACGAGCGAGGCGAGATAGACCTCGACGTGGCGCTCGGCGCCGTGCAGGATGGCGGGCTGCTGTTGCAGAGCGACGTTCCGGATCCGGTCACCCCCGGACCGGAACGTCTTTTTGTTGGTTCACCCCCGCCGAAGGGTGGCGCGGGGTCAGGCGCGGACGTGTGGGCAGCCTACGCGTCCGATAACGACGTGACAGTCCCTGACGGGGCGTCACGCGACGACATCATCGCCGCGCTCGATTCGGCCGGTGTCCCGACCGAGACCGAGGAGTAGGTCATGCCTGTTGGCGTTTCCGTCACTACCGATGTGATGCAGCCTTCGGGCAGCGTCGATACCACTACGTCCGCGCAGTTCTTCGTCGCTGGCCTGACGGAACGCGGTGACACGACCGCGCCGGTGGTCGTCCGGAACATGGCCGAGTACGCGGCGCTGCTCGGCGGCCGGGTGACCTACGGTTCGGTGTACGACCAGGCTCAGGCGTATTTCGGTGAGGGCGGCTCGAGGATGATCGTGGCCCGCGCGGTTGGCACGAGCGCATCGAAGGGCACCGTCACGGCGCCCGACCGAGCGTCCGGCTCGCCGGTTTCGACGTTGACCTTCACCGCTGAGAACGCGGGCGCATGGTCGTCCGGCCTACAGCTCGTGGTCAGCGACGGGTTGGTCTCAAACACCGTCAACATCAGCGTCGTGCTGAACGGCGCGCAGGTTGAGATCTACAACAATCTCGCCAACCCGGCCGCGGTCGCCACGGCGCTCAACGCCTCAACGTATGTGCGGGCCGCAGATCTCGGCTCGGCGACCGCCGCACCGAACAACAACCCGGCGGCCGGCACGTACACGCTGTCGGCCGGGTCCGATGACCGCGGCACGATGACCGCGACGACGCTGGTTACGGCGCTCGCGCAGTTCGGCGCTGACCTGGGGCCGGGCATGGTCGCGATCCCCGGTCAGCCGTACTCGACGGTTGCCGCCGGTATCGCTGCGCACTGCGCCGCGAACCGTCGCGTAGGTGCCGTTGTTGCCGCGCAAGGCACATCGGTGTCGGCCGCGATCACTGCCGCCCGTTCCCTGCGCACCACGACCGGGTCGGAAGGTGTCGGTTTCTTCTACCCATACGTGACGATCCCCGATGGCGCGGGTGGGCAGCGCACGATCAGCCCAGAAGGCTACGCGGCAGGTGTCCGCGCCCGGAGCATTCTCGCGGTCGGCGGCGAGTCCGGTCCGTGGTTCGGCGAGACAGCCAAAGCACGGTTCGTCACCGGCGCCGAATCGACGCTGTCGACCTCTGACGCTTCATCGCTCGCTGACGGCGCGGTGAACCCGATCCGGGTGATGCTCGGCGGCGTCCGCCTCTACGACTGGCGTTCGCTGTCATACGACGAGTCGAACTGGCGGTTCCTGAACTACCGGGACCTGATCAACGAAGTCGCGTGGCGGGTGTCGCAGCGGATGGAGTCGTTCGTCGGCGCGATCATCGACGGCTCGGGACACCTGTTCTCGCAGATGGAAGCTGCCGCGATCGGGATCCTCGTCCCGTACACGACCGCTGGTGCGCTGTACGCGCTCACCGACGGCAGCGGTAACCAGATCGACCCCGGCTACCGGGTGATCACCGCGTCGCCGGTGAACACGCCGACGACGATCGCGGCCGGGCAGGCGAACATCCGCGTCGAAGTCAGACCGTCCCCGGACGCCGAGCTGATCGGGATCACGATCAGCAAAGCCGCCCTCACCAACACCCTTTAGGAGTCTGCTGTGGCCGTGAACGACAAGAGCGCTCAGAGCGACTTCCTGATCAGCATCGCTGGGCTGCCTGACACCGATCTGTGGGCCACCCTGTCGGGTGGTGTGCCGTCGGTCGACTTCTCGAACTCCTACGACGGCGGTGCGGTCGACCCTGACCTACAGTCCGGCAACAAGACCTACACCGACGTCACGACGACTCGGCCGTATAAGGCTGCCCGCGACTCGGTGCTCGCCGCGTGGATGCGCTCGCTGATCGGGAGCCTTCAGACGACCGCGACGAAGCAGCCCGCCGACAAGACGAAGAAGAAGATGCAGGGCGTCAACCCAACCGCCTACTCTCTCGTCCTCAAGTCGGTGTCAGACCCGGACACCGACGCGGGCTCGTCGACCACCGGCATGCTGACCGCTGTCTGGGCTTGCAACGGGGTCAAGTAGTGACCGCCGACCATTCCTTCACCGGCCCTGGCGTCGAGGAGCAGGACGCGGAGGTTCGTAGCCTCCCGCTCGCGGCGACCCCGTTGGAAGCGTTGAAGACAGCGTTCTCGAGGATTCAGCGCCGCTCCGATGAGATCCGGCTGCCGCATCCTGGGGCGAAGCACATCGTGTTCGTGTTCAACCGTCACAAGGTGACGGACTACGACCTGTTGTCGAAGTGGTCGAACGCATCCGAGGGTGACCAGATGGAGTTCGCGGTGACCCTGCTCGCCAACGCCAACGAAGACATCGTCGTCGACGGCAAGTCATCCGGTTTCACGTTGGCGTCAGCCGAGCTGCAGCAGATCACCGACACTCTGCACGCGAGTGCGGCAGTCAAGGCGTTCTTCGACCGGAACTTCATCTGGATCCGCACCCTCGCCGGACGGCTCAGCGAGGAAGCCGGCAAAGAGGACGACGGAGAGGACCCTACGACGGAGCCTTCAACGAACTGAAGGCTCACCCGATGCTGCAGCAGGCGATGGCCTACGCGGTCACGTTCCACGTCGACATCGTCCAGGTGCTCGACAGCGGCTGGTTTGAGTGGAAACTCCGTAACGCTGCGCTTGAGGCGTACAGCGACCTTCTGCCGTCTACACCGTGAGAGGGGCTGACGACGATGACTGACAACGATGTCGTCGTCCGGCTCCTGGTCCGTGATGACGGATCGGTGGAACTGAAACGGTTCCAGTCCCAGGTAGCTGCTACGAAGGCCGAGGTTGCCGGGCTCGGCGGCGCCGGGTCGTCGCTGGGCAACCTGTTTGACTCGCTGGACGGTAAGACGGGGAACCTGTCGAATCAGATGCTCGGGCTCAACCGGAGCCTCGCGTCAGCGTCCGGGACGTTGCGTCACGACCTGCTCTACGGCGTGCGTGACCTGACCCTCGGGCTGACCGCGGCTGCTGGTGCGGCGACGTATTTCGGGTTGAAGGCTGTCGACTCCTTCCAGCACACGCAAGCAGCGTTCTCGGTTCTGACCGGGTCGATGCAGAATGGCAAGGCGCTCTACAACCAGTTGATGGCGTTCAACCTGAAGTCGCCGTTCGACATGCAGCCACTCGCCTCAAGCGAACAGACCCTGCTCGGGTTCGGCATCGGCCAGAAGGCATCGGTCGCTGATCTGAAGGCGATCTCGAACGTCGCCGCGGTGCAGCAGGACCCGAACGAGGCCCTGTCACGGATGGCGCTGGCGATCGGCCAGATCAATCAGTCCGGTGTTGTCCGCGGCCAGGACCTCAACCAGCTCGTCCAGGCCGGTTTCCCTGCCTACGGGCTGCTCAGCCAGATCTCGGGCGGGTCGGTGCAGCAGTTGCGTAAGCAGATGGCGTCCGGTAACGGGATGGACCCGTCGAAGTTCTTGGCTGCGCTCGCGGATCCGAACAACCCGGAACTCAGCAAGTACGGCGGCGCCGCGAAGGCGATGAACCAGACGATCTCCGGTCAACTGTCGAACCTGACGACAGAGGTTCGGCAGACCGCGATCAACGCGTTCCACCCGATGGCCGACGAGCTCATCAAAGAGATGCCGCAACTGACGAAGACGTTGCAGGGGATGACCAAGGAACTCGCCCCAGACATCGCCTCGTTCGGGATGGACATCATCAAAGGCGCAGAGCACATCCTGCCGATCCTGACGCCTATCGTCCATTCGCTGCTTCAGGGCATGGACGGGCTCATGCAAGCCGGTGGGCCGTTCCTGCGTGAGTTGCAGAACGTCGACCCGCAGGTCACGTCGGCGCTCGATGACTTCTTCACGACCCTGGCCGGGGAGGAACCGGAGTTGGCGGGGATCTTCGGTGATCTGCTGCAGGTGCTGCCGTTGTTCATTACTGATCTCGGTGATCTGCTGGTGCTGGCGGACCCGTTGTTGAAGATGCTCGATACGTTCCTCGGCTTCAGACCCGTCCAAGGCATCATGGCGGACCTGCTTGTCGGGCTGCTCGCGTACAAGACGCTTGCCGGGCCGATCGAGATGCTCATGAAGTTCGGCACAGCGTTGCGTGGCGCGGCCGGTGCCGAAACCGCACTTGCGGCTGCTGAGGTCCGTAAGAAGGAAGCCGATGCGCTGCCCGACGTCCAGGGGCCTACTGGCGGCGGACCCGCCGGTTCGGGTGGGAGCGCCCTTTCTCGGCTCGCCCTGACAGGGATCGGTGCCCGCGAGTTGTTCGCAATGGGTCTAGCTGGCAGCCAACCTGACGTCCGGAACCCCGGAAGTTATGACATCGCCGGCGGCTCCGCGCACGGCGGTCTCACCCTGTTCGGTACGCCACCGACGACGCTTGCGGGGCAGGAGGCGTTGTTCCATCAATACAAGGGCAACTCGGCCGCGCTGCAGGACCTTGCTATCAAGTTCCCGTCTGCTGCGAGAGCTCTCGGAATGTCAGGCTCGGGTGGTTTGGGGATCACGCCGGCGCTTGTGGCCGCGGCGATCCACAGTGACCCGCGCCTTGGGCGCGTAGTTGGTAAGACCGGATCAACCGTCAACGTTCATGACGGGGCGATCACGATCCAGGTGAGTGATTCGAAGAACCCGACCGAGACCGCTCAATTCATCCGTCAAGAGTTGAACAAGTGGATCGAAGAGCAGCAGGACCGTTGAGATGCCGACGCTCAGCGCGACCTCGATAGCGCAGTACGCGTTCACTGTCGGTTTCCGGGGTGAGAGCGTGGTGACTATCACCGCGATCTGCGGTGCCGAGTCGGGGTTTCAGTACGGGTCGGAGACTGACACCGGCACGGTGTCCGGCCCGGCTCAGATCAACTATTCGGCGCATCCGCAGTACGACCGGGACAAATTGACGAACGACCCCAGCTACAACTTGCGGGCCGCTTATACGATCTCCAACGGCGGTAACAACTTCGGTGCGTGGGACACCTACGACTCGCCGCCAGCGCCCAAGGACCCCGGCAATGGTCGGTACCGTCAGTTCCTCCGGGTGGCGCGGATCGCCGCGGCGAAGGTCGACACCACCATCACCGCAGCTCCGCTCCCTCAAGGCAAGGGCAGCACCCCGTATCGGGGGTTCCTGCCGCCGGATAACGAGAAGGCGATCGATCTCACCATCGCCGGCAAGCAGGCACGGTCGGCTCTCGGGTACTCGCTGGTGGCTGCTGACGTGCAGTTCACGAATACTGAGGCGAGCCAACTCAGCCTGACGTTCGACGACAACGACTTCCTGATCTTGCAGCGGTACCAGTTCACGGTCGGACCGACCGGAACGCCGATCGAGTATGCCGACCAACGATGGCGGATCCAGTCCCTTGCCACCCAGCCAACGGACAAGGGTCCTCAGACTGTGATGGTGTGCCAGCCATCCGGTGTGATGCGGATGAAAGGGCTCACACCGAACCCTGGAAAGAGGATCAGCCCTACCGACTACATGGCGGGGATCGCGCAGGAAGCCGGTTTGGACTTCGTCGGCGAACCCACCGCGACCCGGCAAGACATCGGACCGAAGAAGATCCCGGATCCCTCCACCGGCCAGAAACGGTATGAGAACGCCTGGGAAATAGGACAGCGGCTCGCCGCCAATCATGACCTCGTCGCTTATGAGTCCCGCGGGACGTACTACTTCGCGACACCCGCGTTCATCGCCAAGCAGGCGAAGCTCTGGTACGTGTTCATCGGCAAACTCGACGCCGATTACGATGCGCTCACCGACGCACAGAAGGACAGCGCCACGATCCATGTCGTGGAAGCCATCGGCTGGCCGTCGATCGGCACCAAAGCCCAAGGGGTCGGGGTGAAATCCCAACGGACGCTGTCGTGTCAGATCCGCCGCGGGCAGGGCAAGCAGCTCCGCGCCGGGGACCGGCTGCTGATCGGGGTCGTCCCCCAACTCTCAGGCGGACCACCGCTCGCTGTGACATCCGTTCAGTGGGACCCCACCGACATCGCGGCAGGCCCAGTCTCCATCGAGGCAGCCGACCTCACCTCATGGGCCAGCCAGTCCACCGACCAAGGTGACGCCACGGCGAAGGACGGCGGACAGACCAGCGGCCGCGGCATCGCCAAGAAGGGAACCGCGAGCGCGCTCGACTTTGTCACCTTCGCTCTCGCGCAACGCCACGACCACTACCAGTACGGCGCGACACCGTCGCCGACCGACCCGAACCCAGACGCTGAGGATTGTTCGAGCCTGGTCCAGTGGTCTGCGGCGCAGACGGGGGTGACGATGCCCCGGACATCCGGTGAACAATGGCAGTTCTGCAAGTCGCTCGAGATCAGTGTTGAGAAGGCATTGAACACTCGCGGCGCCCTGTTGTTCATCGACTCCTCCGACGGGACCCCCGGTGGGGAGCACGTCGCGATCAGCCTTGGTAATGGCCGACAGGACATGGCCGCGCACACGTCGCATGCACCGCTGAACAAGCAGGTAGCCGTGTGGACGACCACGGTTAGCGAGTGGGACCGCGCCGCACTAATCCCGGGGATGAGCTACGGGAGCGGCGGTGTAGTGATCCCTGGCGGCACTGACCGACATGCCGGAACACCCTTCTGAACGGATGAAGGAAATTTCAGCGAACGGTGGCACTCACACGCATATGGATCACGCCGTTCTTGCTTGTCCCTCTCCAAATCGCCGTACACGAGTAGCCGGATTGCAGTAGCGCACCGAACGAGTTCTGCGCGGATACTTCGCCAGCAACCGTGTACCGCGTCCGTGTAACTGGATATGCAGTTGTCGAATCGAACTTCGCCGTGTCGGGTGCCTTCAAGATTTCCTTCACGCGTTCGTGGCAGAGCGTTTCGGCGTTGATCTTGACATCGAACCGAGACGGCTTGTCTAAGGGCCTGCCCTTCGGGATTGGCACCGGCGCGGTGGCCGTCATAGCGCTGTCGGAATGTGACCCAGCGAAGCCACCCGCTATCGCTAGAAGGACCGCGACCCCCACGACGATAAACGGCTTCGGATGCTGTCGGGCCAGACGCCGAAGACGATCCATCAGCGTCGGAGGGTTTGGCTCGCTCACCCCGGCACCTTATGGCCAAGATGTCCAATTGTCAGGAGTGCGGCGATGCCATCAGTAGTGGTCTCGATCGTCGCGGCGAGCGCTCAACTCGGCCACAGGCACGCGGTAATCAAATGTGGCGGCGACCGGATCGTGCTGCCAATCACGTCACCGAACGTCGATCACGGCGGGCTTGCCGGCGACTGGAAGACGGTTGTACGCCCGTTGGACAAGCCTCTGATCGGCATGGCCGGGCTACAGCTCGCGACCGACAAGGTCACATGCACCATCCAGGCCGACGACGGCAGTTCCGTCGAGTCGACCTTGAAGCGGCTGGTCAGGTTCGCGCAGGACGCTGACCATCACGTCAGCATCGCGAACTTCGGTTCGTTCGCGGCGGGTCCGTGGCACATCACGGATCTTGATATCGCGAGCGACCGCCGCAGGTTCGGCACGAACCGGATCACGCGCGCCCAGGTCACGATGACGCTGACCGAATCGACACCTGATCCGGATCCGAAGGCGACCAAGCCGAAGGCGACCAAGTGGGGTCGGCGTAGCGTGTGGGGAAGCGCCACGATGGTCCGCACCTACATCGTGAAGGCGGGAGACACTCTGCCATCCATCGCGGTGAAGTTCTACGGTCACGCTGACGACTGGCATTCGATCGCCTTAGCCAACAGCATCACCAATTCACGGTCGATCAAAGTCGGACAGAAACTACTTCTTCCATGACGGTCCTGACCCGTCGCTACCTGCCCGGTCCGGTCGGAGACGACGGTGGGCTGCCCCTCGGGGCGGTGACGCGCCTCGGCCCGCTGTACGTGCTGTATCAGGCGCGTGAGTACGGCCCGGTGCTCGCGACCAGCTCAGCGATGTCCTCAGCGCTTGCGGTCGGCGACCAGGTACTGGTGGCGTTGTCCGATGTGGACAATGACCGGCTGATCGTGATCGACAAGATGAGCGCCGACAGCACCACGGCTACACCACCGGCTTACCTGCAGGCGTCGGGCAGTCTCACGGTCACACCGGCGGCGAACCGTCAGACGGTCAGCTGGACGCTGTCAGCCAGCCACGGTGGCGACGAGTCGATCGACGGTACTGACCACCACATCGTGCATCTGAACCAACCGGGCGTCTATCAGGTCGATGTCCGCTACGTGAAGACCTCTGGTGCTACCCCGACGTACACAAGCACTGAGTTCGACTTGACGCTGAACGGCTGCGACACGCTCGCCCACTCGGACACTGCCGCGCCAACGCTGCACAGTCTCGCCGATGAGCGCGCATCGTTCCGCCTGATCGTCACCGACAGCGGCTCGTTCACCGTGACGTTGGACTTCGAACCGACTGGCGGCCTCGGATCGTTCACCGTCGACGTCGAGCTCGGCGTCGCACGGCTCACCTGAGAGGACACCCGGAATGGTCGCGTTGATCAGTCACCCGTTCCGGTTCACAGGCAACGGTCGCATCGCGACAGTCGAGCAAGGCACCGACGAGGCTGCGGCTGAACAGATCGCGATGCTGCTGTTGATCCGCACCGGCGAACGGCCACTGTGCCCGGAGTTCGGCGTCACCGACATGGTCGGGCAAGGCCTCGACGCCAGCGAGCTCGAGGCCGCCGTTGCCACGTTCGGGCCCGACGTCGACCTACGGGACATCGAGATCACGTCAGTGACCGAGACGACTCAGCAGGTGTCCGTCACATTCGAGTGACGGCACCTTCCGCCAGTAGTAGCCCGACGATTTGCCCAGGATCGGCGCCCCAATCAACTGCGCGAGACTCGACACCTACGACTACCCGCTCCTCGCCGTTGAACAACACCGTGTCGATACCGGGATCGAAGGGCGGATCGGGCTGCACAACGGTCACAACGCGACCACAGCCCGAGATCTCGTAACCGTCGAGTGGCTCGATGCTCCGCGGCTCGTTCATGACAGTCATGGTCCCACCGAAAAGGCGAGGAGGCGAGGATGATGACGAACCCGGATCTGAGCGCATACAACCCGCTCATCCTGTTCGATCTCGACTCGACCGATCTCGTCAATCGCGCGCTCGTCGACCGGACCAGCAAAACACCGGAGTGGAACCCGGTCGACGGCAACGAAGAAATGACGCTGCTTGAGGCGCAGGCTTTGATCGCAGCCGAGATCATGTACGGAACCAACCGGATCCCGGACGGGACGATCACAGGCGCGCTCAACCTGCTGGGCGTCACGGTCTCACCGGGAGAGCAAGCCACGGCCAGCGTCACATTCAACCTCTCCGACAGCCTCGGCCACCGCATCCCGGCGGGGACCGTCGTCGCGGTTGCGGTGGGTGATGACCAGGTGCAGTTCACGACCGACACCGATCTGACGGTCGCAATGGGTGACACGTCGGGCACGATCTCGATGACCAGCGTCGACAACACCGCCGAAGCCAACGGGATCACCGCTGGCACGGCGCTTATCCCGATCAGCGCGATCCCTTACGTCGATACCGCGGTCCTTGCGACCGACGTGTTCGCGGGCGCCGACCCGGAAACCTCCAGCGACTTCATCAACCGCGGCATCACCCGGTTCGCCCGGCTCAACGACACCCTCGTCAAAGCCGCACACTTCACCGACGAAGCTCTGACCTACTCGCAGGTTGTCCGTGCGACCACGATCGAACCGTGGGACTCAGTCGGTGCCGCCGCAACACCGGGCCATGTGACGGTCGCGCTACTCGGGGCGAACGGCGCGCCGTTGTCCTCCGGTGACAAGGCGACGATCCTCGCCGACCTGCAGGCCAAAGCTCTCATCAACCTGACCCTCCACGTCACCGACCCGACCATCACGACGGTCAACGTCACTGCCTCGCTGCACTCGCTGCCCGGTGAGGACACCGCCGCAGTACACGATGCGGTTATCGCGGCGCTCGGCGACTACCTGTCGACCGACACGTGGCCGTGGAACGCGACCGTCCGGTACAACAAGCTGCTCAACGTCATCGAGAACGTCGACGGCGTCGACTACGTCGACACCCTCACCGTGCCGTCAGGCAACGTGAGCTTGTCCGGGGTAGCGCCATTGGCGGTTCTCGGTACGGCGACGATCACCGTCACATCATCGTGACGACACCAGCGCATCCCATCACCGCAGAGTTGATGGGCCGACTGCCGCTCGCGTTCCAGGACGCCGACGCGGCATCCGGGCAGCCGTTGCAACGATGGCTCGGCCTGCTGTGGGATCAGGTCGGCCCAGCAGTCGACATGATCGACGAGTTCACCGGGACAGTCTCTCGGCTGATGGACCCGGCGACCGCCGACGACGCGTGGCTGTCGTGGCTCGGCCAGTTCGTCGGCCTGCAACTCCCGGCGTCGATGCCAGCACCTGCGAAACGTGCGGCGATCCTCGCCGCCGCGTCGAGTCTTGAGATCTGTTCGGTGCCGTACATCGTGGCTGTCGCGAAACGGTATCTGAAGCCGGGCGCGACCGTGCGGGTCATGACCGACGTCGCCGACATGTGGCACTACACGGTGCAGGTCTACCAACACCAGGTGCTCGAGCTGACGTTGGACGAACTGGATCTGGGCTATCCGCTACTCAGCGATGTTCTCACCGCATTCCCGCGCCTGAGCGACCTGACCGTGGAGTACGACTCGTTGCTCTCAGCGCTGACCTTGGAACGGCCGGCCGGGATGGTCATGACCCTCGAACTGACGGGCGGGACTCTCGACGACCTCGGCGCCGCGTACAGCCCGATCAGTGTCATCGACTCGACCTTCTCAACGATGGACGACATCGCCGTCTGGGAGCCATAAGGAGACAAATGGGCGCCACATCGAAGTACGCTCTTCGCTACCCAGCGGGGTCTGACCCGTCGACTATCGCCACGTACTTTCAGAACCTCGCCTCCGACGTCGACGGTGTCGTGGCGTCGTTCGACCACAGCACTGCGCGCCCCGCTGCGGGCAAGGAAGGCCGGATCCACCTGCAGCCTTCGGGTGGCAGCGGAACGCCACCGACGAACACGCTGTCGTATGACGATGGCACCGCGTGGCGCGTCCTCGGGGTGCTCGACCCCACGACCGGACTGATCGTCCCGTCGCTCGCGGGTGCCGCTCATCTCACTACCTATGACCAGACTTTGGTCGACCTCGGCAGTATGGGGTCGTCGAAGAACATCGACTTGTCCCTCGGCCGTGAGTTCAAAGGTGTCCTGTCCGCTTCGTCATGCACGCTGGCGTTCACCAATGTCCCGTCGACCGCGAACACGCGGCTCACTGTCGGGCTGAAACTCGCTCAGGACTCGACCGGCGCCCGGTCCGTCACTTGGCCCGGTTCGGTGTCGTGGGGGTCACTCAGTGCGCCTGCATTGACTGCGACACCGTCGAAGTCGGATTGGTTGTCGTTCGTCTCCGACGATGCCGGGTCCACGTGGATCGGCTTCAAAGCGGAGCCGGGTGGCTTCTGATGCCAATGGGTACCGCCCTCGCGGTCTCGCGCAGCACCGGGCTTAACAAGCAGACCTACACGACACCCGGCACGTACTTGTTTACGGTGCCTGCCGGGGTCACGGAGCTCGTGCTCGATCTGGCAGGCGCCCAAGGTGGAGGCTCAACCGGCGGTATGGGCGGTCGCGTCCAGTGCAAACTACCCGTAACCGGCGGTACGACCCTCGCTGTGAACGTCGGGGGTCCCGGCGGGCAGCCGGGCTCGACGTACAGCAGTGGTGCGGGTGGTTTCAACGGCGGAGGCAGCGGAGGCGATCCTGCCACTTCTACTCCAGCTGGTGGTGGCGGCGGCGCAACCGATATTCGCCGAGGTGGAACCGGACTCGCAAACCGCATTCTTGTTGCCGGCGGTGGCGCCGGCGATGGTGGCACGATCTACACCGGTTCCGTCACCATATGGGCTGGGGGGGCTGGCGGCGGGCTGATCGGCCAGAACGGGCAAAGCCCCGGCGGATCTCAGTCCGGGATCGGCGGAACACAGAGCGCTGGTGGCGCTGGTGGCACAGGTATCGGCGCGTCCGGGACTGCAGGCTCTGCAGGAGTAGGGGGCGACGGGGGCCAGGGAAGCCAAGGCGACGGCGGCGGCGGCGGCGGCGGCTACTACGGCGGCGGTGGTGGAGTCGCTGGCGGCGGAGGCTCTTATAGCGGCGCCGGTGGTGGGGGTGGTTCGTCCTACACGGACGGCACCGCGACAAGCGTGACCCACACGACTGGCTACCAGCCCGGCAACGGCTACGCGACGCTCGCATGGTTCTGAACCCAGCCATGCCACAGACCTATGCCGGCGGCATAACCGAGGAGTGACTAGCGTGAGTCTGCCTGTAATCGTCGTCAAAGGCACCTTCAGCGAGGGTCGGCCAGCGGACGGCTCGGTCAACTTCCAGCTCACCGACCGGGTAAAGAACGCGGCGGGGAAGACCCTCATCCCTGCCTTCAGCCGAGCCGCTCAGATCAATCCCGACGACGGCACCTTCTCCATCACTTTGCCCGCCTCCGACGATCCTGGCGCGTCCCCGTCGCCGATGCCGTACACCGTCACCTGGCGGATCAGCGGAGCCAACCCCGAGCAGTACGACGTGCTGATCCCGCACGACGCAGCCGGTGGTGTCATCGACCTGTACGACCTCACCCCGGTCGGTGAAACACCACCCGACACGCCGGGTGTCGTATGGGCGACGGCCGCGGACGTCGCCGATGAAGCCGCAACACGTGCGGCAGCAGACGAGGACCTGCAAACCGCGATCGCGGAAGCCGGTGCCGTTCAGACCGTCGCTGGCGTCGAACCGGTCGACCAGGACGTACCTGAAAGCGGGCTCGCGACGGCGCTCGGAATCCCCGCCTTGTCCTCCGGTCTGACAGCAGAGACCACGGCACGCGGCAACGCCGACACTGCTCTCGGTGCGGCGATCACCACGGAAGCCGACCGCGCGCAATCAGCCGAAGCGGCGCTGGCGACCGCTGTTGCCGCGAAGGCCGCAACGACCGCGTTGACCGCTGAGACGTCACGCGCGGCGGCGGCTGAGGATGTCAACGCCGCGGCTATCGCAGCGGAGACGACCCGCGCCGAAGGCATCGAGGCAGCGAAGGCCGATCTGGTCGCCGGGAAAATCCCGGTCTCGCAGGTCCCCGCGTCAGCGTTCACGATGATCACGCATGTCGCGGATGTCACATCGATGCTCGCCCTGGATGTGGGTGGGGAAGGTGCGCTGGTTCGGGTCGCCGATGACGGCGACGGCGAGCAGGCGCTGTTCCTCCTGCCTGCTGGGTCTGATCCGTCTGATGAGGCTGACTGGCTTGAGGTCAACTACGACCCTGACGGTGCGGCTGCGGCGGCTGAGGCGGCGGCTGAGTCGTTCGCGACGGCGGCTGTGGCTGGTGAGGCGACGATCGCCCGTGCGGCTGAGTCCGCGAACGCTACGGCGATCACAGCAGAGGCGAGCAGAGCTGAGACCGCTGAGGCGTTGAAGGCTGATGCTGCGGATCTTGCTGCTGTCGCGATCTCCGGCGCCTATTCGGACCTGACGGGCACTCCGACGTTGGGTTCGATCGCGTCGCATCCGACGTCGGACTTCCTGACCCCGGCGCAGGGTAACGCCGCTTATGAGCCGATCGTTGAGCCGATCACGACGATCGCGGCGAGCGGCACCGCGCAGACCCTCGGCTACGGCAACACCCTCGAAACGTTGACGGGGAACTGCACGAACACGCTGCCCGCTCCGGTCGCCGGTCAGGAGGTCGTCGTCAGGGCGGTGCAGGACGGCACTGGCGGGCGGACGCTCACCTGGGCGACCGCGTCAGGGTCGATCGTCTGGGACGGCGGCGCTGCACCGTCGTATCTCACGGCGGCCGGCAACGTGTCCGTGACCGTCTTCACCTGTTGGACCGCGGGCACTTGGGATGCCGTGGTCTCGGCTTACGACCTGCGATGAGCTACGCCCGGACGCTGCGCCGCGCTGCGCAGAACGTCTTCCAGTCGTTCACCTATTACGTCGATCCGGTGTCGGGGTCGGATAGTGCGGCGGGGTTGCGGTCGGCGCCGTTCGCGACGCTGACCCACGCGCTGGCTACGGCTACTGCGGGGCAGTCGGTCGGGATCAAGCGCGGCACCACGACCCGGACTACCTCGACGATCACGTCGGCGTTGTCCGATGTGCGGATCGGTGCTTACGGGGTCGGCGCGAAGCCGATCATCACCGGCGGGACACTCGTCACCGGCTGGGGAGCGGTGCTGACCGGAGGAAGCACCGTTCCGCTCGCGTCATCTGGCTCATCGGGCGGCTGCCTGTCCTACGCCTTCAACGTCAAACCTGTCGGTGGCACCGCGCCGACCGTCGTCCAATCCGTGAAGTCCGCGACCGGTGCTGGGACGCTCGCGAGCACCCCGATCGTAGGGAACACGCTGCTCTACGCGGCGGCGTGGCCCACCGCCTGGTCACCGCTCACCCCGCCAGCCGGGTTCACGCAGCTGTACAACCAGGCGTCGTCGGACGGCCAGAACATGTACATCGGGATCCGCACCGTGCAGGCTGGTGACGGGAAGACGTGGACCGGCACGACCGCGACTAACGCGCCCCGGTCCTGCGTCGTCGCTGAGGTCACCAACTGGGGCGGTATCGACCAGCAGGTCAGCGGCAACATTCCAGGCAACGGGCCTTACACCCTCCCGGCGCTCACCCCAACCATCGCGAACACGCTGCTGTTCGAGTTCGCAGAGAACACCGACGGCACCAATCCTGCCGTCCCGAGCGGCTTCACGTCGCTGCAAATGCAGAACAGCACCTTCGACGCGCTCTATTCGTTCACCAAAGCCAACCCGACACCGGGAACCGCGACCGGCGCTTATTCGGCGTCGCTCACGACAGCACCCGCCGGCACACCTGGAATCGTCGTCGCGGACGGCGTGGCGCTCACCAAAGGCACGTCGACGGCCGTGACATCCGGGCAGTGGTTCTGGGCATCGAACACGCTGTACGTCAACACGGGCGGGGCGCCCACGGTTGTTGAGGTCGCGGCCGTGACAGACCTGCTGCACTTCGCCACAGCCTCCCAGCGGATCACGCTACGCAACCTCGACGTCAGGTTCGCAGTCAACGACGGGCTGAGCTTCACCGCCACCGGCCGATTCATTGTCGATGGGTGCGCCTTCAAATACTGCGTGTACACGTCGAACTCAGGGACCATCCTGATCCAGAACTGCACGGGCGGCGGGCGGATCGTGCGCTGCACGTTCGACGCCCTCGCCAACGACGGGATCTGGGGCCACAACACCGCCAACGTCGAGATCGCCTACAACACGATGACCGACATCGGGTTCCTGACCGGCGACGTGCAGTCCGATGGCATCCAGTGGGAAGA